ATTTTGAGTTTTTGGCTTTTATCTTTACATTCAACTGTTATGTATTTTTTTGAGTGCGCTGAGGGCATATCCTATAATAATGGCGGAAAGGTAATTTTTATCAAGCAAATAGTTTTGTTTATTTAAAGTATATAAAATGTTGTAAATTGCATCAAAAGATTCTTTTAATGATTCCAGGTTTTTTTTAAAATTATTTGTAATTTCACATTTTACATCTTCATTTATATGATTACTATTTTTAACAGCATTAACAAATGTATCGATTACTAGAGAAATAAAACTTTTAATAATATTCTTATCACATGAAAGGTCGTTTTTCATATAAACTAAGCCGCGCTCAAAATAAGAAAGAGTAGAGATATCTAGATTTTTTTTAAAGAGTAAAATAATTTCATCTATAGGAATTAAGTGCTTAGAAGTAGAGATATCTACAAAAGAGGGTGAAACTGTTGTAGTAAGTTTTTCAATACTCTCAGGAATTTTCATTAGTTAATTTTTTAATTAAACTGTCATCTATTACCGGTAATTCTGTAGTAAGAGGCTCTGTAGTAATAGCAGTTTCAGAAAAAACTTGAACACTTACTAATTTATTGCATTCTTTACATTTGTAATAGTTTGATGTATTGAGAGTAATAGGAACAAAATCAGTGATTTTTTTATAACAAGGACAAGTAACTTCTAAGCCTTGAAGAGAGAGTTCCTTAAGTTTTTGAAGTTCAATTTTTTTAACTTTTAAAGATATAAATGCAGATAAAATAGAATTATACGCAGAAAACCCTACGATTTGTAAGAAAGCTCCAATTAATGTACCAACAATGATATTTACACCAAACGAAAATAAACATAAGCCTATAAGTAAGCTTACAGTAAAAAGAGCAATAGATTGAAATGCTAATTTTTTAAGCATTATAATAATTTAAAGTAAATTTAAGATTTTGCAACCTTTTTCTGAGTAGTATAAATTATACTTTTTAAAATTTTATTAATAATCTCAAGTCTTTTTAAAATAGACAAAATTTTAGTTTTTGCCTCTTTATTTTGCTGTATAACAGGGTTTTTAAAAGATTGTTTAAATAAATGAATAGAATTATTAGTTTTAATATATAAATCACCAAGCTGCTCAATAGTGCTAGGAATAGGGTAGGGTAGTATTTTATCAGCTCTTACATCGTTGGGATGTTGATAAACTGTTTTATTAAAAAGATCTTTTAATGTAACTCTTTGAGAGGCAAGTTCGCGAGATGCTATACCCGAAGTCCATTTATTATATTGCATAATCTCTTCAAACATCAATTTTTTCACATAAATATTTATAAATATTAGTATGAAGCTTTTCGAAAATAAATTCTGCACACTTCTAGAAGCAGATGATGATGCACAGCCTGTTGCTCCTCTCGATGATAAACAAGCAATGGCACAAACATTACAATCTGCTACACCATCTGATTTCGATGTACAGGGCGGTGAAAGACAAAAACGTATAGATCAAGAGAAAATTAATCAAGTAAGCAAACTAAAAGAATGGGTTTTAAAAATTGATGAGTTTATTAATTATTTAAATGGTACAGAGCCAAATTCTATACAAGTACAGCTTCATTCAGCTCCTTGCGAAACTATATTTGAAGATATAGCAAGAAGTGAGAAAAAGAAAATATCTAGACTTGCAGCAGAATTAAGCTCTCTAAGTGAATCTCTAAAAGGCTATTTAATTTCTTCTAACGACAGATAATTTTAGCTTAGCCTTTAAATCGCTAAAACTATTGTTTATTAAAAAAGAACTATCTATTTTACTAAGATTTTTATCTATACATAGATCATTTATATCTTTATATTTTTTACTTAATTCTTCAGGCCATATAAAAACAGTCTCGCCGTTTTCAATTAATTTTAACGTCTTATTATAGCTTGCTTTATCTAGCCACTGATTATCCAGAACCCAAATTTTTTTATGCAAAAGAAAGGAGGTTAATTGTAATTCTTGTAATCGAGAGAACATGGCAGAACTATTTTCTTGGATTCCGGCAACTGCTACTCCGTTTTCCGCGAAAAATGAATCTATAGGGCCTTCAAAAATAAAAATATAATCTATATTAGATGATACTTTATGAATATTAAATAGAGATTTTTCACCATTTATTTTACTTAAATATTTTGGATAAAATTTTAAATCTTGAGAATAAATAGCCCTTGATTGATAAAAAATAATATCTTTATTTTCATTATAAAAGGGAATTATAAGTCTATTTTTATGTGTTTTGTCTGTTAAAGAAACAAATAATGCTTCCGGTCTATTTATAGCTTTATTTAACAATCTATTTTTAATTAAATTGTTTGCTTCTATAACAACGTCATTATTCTTAAAAAAATCTACTTGTGAGGAGTCAAAAAGATTAATTGAATCATTCGGCAATTTTTCTAGCTGCTTAATGATTTTTTTTTCTTCTTTAAAAGATTCTAGAGGCAGTATTTCATAGTTTTTGCTTTCTTCTATAATTTGACCGAACGTTATATTCGCTACTTCCTGTATCCATTTTATAGGGTCACTATACCACCCGCAATTATGACAGCAAATAATATTATCTTCTACAATATAAATACATCGTCTCTTTTTAAGCCACGATTTACCTTCTCTACATACAGGGCAACCAGCTATATACGTATTTGTAGTTCTCTTAAATTTCGGATAACCGGCATATTGATAAAATTTTTGAACTATATATTCTTGAGGAATAATCACACCTTAATTATAGTAGATTAACTTACAATTAACAACAAAAAAATAATTATATTTTATTGACAGTTACATCTTTTACAGAAACAACACCTTTTCTAATAAATGTGCCGCTGGCAGGGTCAATATAATGAGCTTCAGTAATTTCCTTACCTTCACGAATATACGTTTTGAAGATAGGTTTTACTGTTTGACCACTTATAGGTGAAACAATAGGTTTAGGCGAAATAATATCCATAAAATTATTTATGCCAAGTGTTTAAAATACTACTTATTTTTACTATGCTGTTTTACACAGACATCATAAACATTAGATGGTAGTTTTTCAACAATATCTATAATTTTATTATCAATACCGAAATAAAATTTATCGTGAGGAACCTCCCTTACTTTCATGTCTGGAAGAGATAAAAAAGAAAAATTATTTTTTGTTTTTTCAATAAAAACAAAAAGTTCACCTAAATATTTACCGCCTGTAATAGCATATAAAAATTTTTTTTTAGGATGCTTTTTATAAAAGATCATAGCGATTGAATGCATTTTAAAATCGATTCCTTTACATTAGGTAATTTTAAGCCGAGAGATGAAATTTTATCAGTTGACAAAATACAATTACTTCTGTTTGCTTTTAGATTTAAATCATCTATTTTTACAAATTCCCATTTAGGATTAATATGATTGTTTAATGATAATTGATCCACTATAAATTTTGCATTTGAAACTCCGGGATTCACAACATTGTATATTCCGGTGTTAGTTTTATAAAAATTATTCTTAATAAATAAATCTACAAAAATACAAAGATCTTCCAAGCAAGTATAACTATTATCAAAACTAACTAGTTTGCTATATTTTAAAATTTTATTTAAAATATTTTTTTCTGTATTGAAGGAGCAGAATGGCATTCTAACTCTAAAAATAGTTAATTTATTAAAATCAACTAAAAGTTCAGCTAAATGTTTAGTTTTTGAATAAAAACTACTTTCTGAGTTGTAGAAGCCGAAATTAGGTAGATCCTCTTCTGTATATTCTTTTTTATAGCCTGAATATATACACCCACTGCTTATATTAATAAGCCAAATATTATTAGTATTACAAAAATTGTTTAAAATTAATGGAAGTTTTGTATTGTACAAAAAGCAATTTTCTTTGTCATTTTCACAGGCATCAACATTAGGAATGCCTGTAAATCCTGAGCAATTTATTATAATAATATCGTCTAATATATTACCATGATAATCCACAAAATGATTTCTTATGTATTTTTTTAATTGAATAGGGGAAAAATAGTTCAATTCTTTTCTACAAACAATCTGAACATTATAACCAGAATCTTGTAATTTTTTATGAAGTGGAATGCCAATAAACCCTTTACCTAGTAGCAAGATATTTTTCACAAAAAAATTATTCTTCTATGTTATTATTATTTGAATGAAAAAAGAATTTGTTTAATAATGCCCCTAGAGAATCAGCTTCTTGTTGATTATGAGCTGAAATCATTGTAACGGGTTTGCCGTCAAAATTATATCCAATTAAAATAAAACTATTTAAAAATTCTAATATTTGTGCAGTTAAAGCATCTAAATCCTTTTTATGATTAGCTTGATCAGCAAGCTGCTCTCTTAAAAACGAAACTAAAGCTCTATGAGTAAGATCTTTAACTTCCTTATTAGCGTTGGGGTCAAAAGGAACATTTTTATTATTCTTATTAAAATTTTTATCCTTCATCATAATTATTTAATCTCGCTTTCATATATCTATTGCGACCTGGATAATCTGTATTATTAGAAACCCCGTGTCTTAAAAGAAAATCAATAATAACTTCTATACTATCTGTTTTAATAAAAAAATTTGTAGCGATTTTTCTACCTCCATCATTAAATTCAAATAAAATTTCATCTAAATCGTTTTTATTGTTATAACAAGTAATGAAAACAGAGGCCTCGCTTGGATTAATTAAAACTGTCCATCTTCTTGGATCTGTTTTAGAGAAAATAGTAAATAGTTTAATTACAACAAAGCCGTTGTCTCTTAATCTTTTAATAAAGTATCCAGGTGTTTTTAATTTATTTTTTACAATTTTCATTAGTTTGATAAAGCTGATATTAGAAATTTAAACTTAGAACTTTCTAAATCTAAATCTAATGTTAAAATACCCATCTTAGTAATAAGATTTGCAGATATATCTTTAAATTTCATAGAAGAAATTATTCTAAATATCTCAAAGTTCAACGGGATAGGAAGAGCAAACTGTACTCCTTCGTAGTTATCTGAAATTAAAATTCCATATGAATCTACATTGCTTCTGGTTTTATCAGTCAATTCGCCAAATACTGAATTATTTTTAACAGAAATATATAATTTATTAGTATCTGTACTAATAGAACTGCCTTTAATAAGGCTAACAACAATATTATAATTTAATGTAAATTTCCCATCAAAAGAAAAAGCATTTAACTTATCTAAATTTATTTTAGGTGTATTAATAATATTATCATCATAGAGATGATATTTAAATCTAAGTACATTAGAATTAAAGCTTATGCTATTGGAAGATATATCTAATAAGAGGTTTGTATCTTCAATACATGTTAGAACCCTATTTAATTTCTTAAGGTCAGGAATATTGAGAGTTTTTTCAACATCTATACTACTATCAATATAATTTGAACTAATAATAATAGTATTATCAGAAGTAGATATAAGAGAAGTTATACTACCTTTTTGTACTTTTAAGACAGCACTATCTGAGACTTTACTTAAAGGACCGATAAAGTTATTCAAAAACTTTTCCTTATCAGTAATACTAAGTATCATTTACTTATAATAACATACTATTACAAATTATCAATCACTTTTATCTAAAATAGAAATTAATTTACTAATTTTATTGTCTATTCTTTCTAATTTATTAAAAATAGTATCAAGATCTGTTTGCTTAAAGATAAACTCCAATTGATTAGGATCGTTAGTAATAGGGGCTTCTTCAAGAGGTAATGAATTTTGAGGAATTGATCTTTGAATACTAATACCGGCATTAACAGTATTTTTTACCGGGCTAGGAATAGTATTTATAACTTTAACCGGATCAAGAGTCATTCCTTGTAGGGTTTGATTTTGACTTATAATATTTCTATTTAATTCCTTAAGATCACCAGTAAGATGTTGCCCCATAAATTGTAGGGCATAGTACCTTGCTTCATCAGAAGAAACATCTCGAAAAGTATCCATTATTACAGATCTTTTAACAATTCGTCAATACTACTATCTTCTTCTGTAATCTTTGAAGGTTTATTTGCCTTAACTTCGACTACTGGCACCGGAGCAGATGTTTTAGCAGAAATTTCTTCAGCTTCATCTGCATCTTTTGTTCCATGATAATGTGTATCAAGTAAATCCTTAAGCTCATCATAACTCTTAACAGTAGCGTAGGATTCGAGATCGAATATATTAGAATAAATCTTCTTATAATCATCGGAATCTAAATTTTCAATCTCTTTTGGGGTAGTAAATTTAGAAGAAACATAGGTAGGATAATCGCCTTGCTTTTCTACCTTAATCTTTAGGCTGCAGCCTTTAGATGATAAATCGAAAATACGGGGACCGAGTTCAGAAGATTCTTCGCCCTCAACAGCATCCATAATAATCTTATGTAATTGTCTACCAAAGCGTAGAATCTTAATTTTATTATTATTATCCGGGTTTACTGGATCGTTAATAACATAAACATTTATTAGCCAATTTTCTCTGCGTACAATGGCCAATGCCTTCTTCTTTTCCTCCTCCGTACCATTACGCAAAATACGGTATCTTTCCTCAGCAATAGGATCACGCTGATTCCAAGTGGTGGGGCTAATAGCTGTTATTAATTTCCCGTTAACAAAACTATTCCAGCCATAATTATAATAATGAAAAAATGTTTTAGTTGGATCCTTAATATTAGGTAATAAGCGAACTGTATAGGTATTACCTGGCTCAGTTCTTAGATAATCTCTAAGCTTAGAAGTCCCGTTTTCATTTTCTTTCGTCAAAGCATTCTTAATGCTCTCAAACATCGATGTAGTAAATGTACTCATATTAATATTCTAATGTATCTTAATTAACAATCAACTGTTTTTTCGCTAATCTTTCATTCCCTTGTATGACTAAATTAAATGCTTTTTTTGAATTTAATAATTTTGTCTTGAAAACAGAAAAATTATTATAAAACTCATCACCAAGAATAAATTTTAAAACTTCTGAATCTTTTGACTTAAAAATCTTTTCAAAATTATTAAATCCAAAAAGAGAATAAATAGAAACCTTTCTTTCTTTTAAATGCAAGACAAAAGAATTTTCATTTTTAGTTTTATGAATTAAATAATTATAAAAATTAATATTTTTATTTTTACAAAAATTATAAATAAAAATTAAAGATTCTTTTATAAATTTTAATTGCTCTTCAACATCAGGGTCAAGCATATTAACTTGTTTTTGAATGAGTGAATATGCTTTAGTTGCTTTTAGGCTGATAAAATAATTTAAAGGAAAATATGTTTCGTCTTTATAAAGCTGAAACGGGGCGTTAAAAAAATCTTCCATTTTTATATTTGGAAATCTTTTAAAAAAAGAAGATAATTTTTTTAAACATATAAAAGTTTGTTCATCAATACGATCAAAATTTTTTCTAAATTTGTAAGGACTATTATTAGATTGTCTAGAAGCTTTAAGATAAGTATTGTAAATTAATTTGTCGAACTCGGTGATCACTATTTAATATTAATAAAACTTCCACTTATTTCTAGTTATTTCTTTTTTAAACTTTTTAAAAGCACTTGGCTTAAGATATCTTTTCTTTAATCTAGTTTCTTCTAATACTCCTGATCTAAGAACTTCTGAACTAAATTTTCTGTAAGCTTTATCGAAGTAAACCTTGTCTGTGCTTTTTTTCTTATCAAGCTGTACATATGCGTTGGTTGTATAGTTTTTCAAAAAATATTTCCTTTTTTACTATTTAAAAACTTCATTATATATTTACTCTTGTAAAGACTAGAATCAAACTGTAAAAAAAATTTAATTGCTGAAAAATCATTTTTAAAATCACAATATGCTTTAAATAATTCCCGTATATTGTTGTCTTTTAAAAGAAAAATAAAAACATTAGCCAAATTAAGTTTTTTAGTATTATTAAGCGATACAAATGAACAGAAAGATAAAAATAGATGTGTTTGCTCAAAACTTGATATATGCTCTGCGGGATCGTAACCTTTCACTAAATCTAATTAATGAAAAAAAATTATAAATCCATCAATAGCAATATTTTTTCAAATTGATAGTTTGGTTAATGTATTGATAGTGCTAGAACTTCCCTCTGTATCGTTAGAATGCTCGTCTTCAAAAATTGTTAATGTTGAGTAATCTATTCTCATAGAACAATATCCATAATTAGGTCCAAATCTGTTTTTCATCATACCCATTTTTATTATCCCTAGTTCTTTGTCCGTATCTTCTTGCCAAATACTCAAAATTACGTCACCTGTCATAGCCAGGCCCATGCTTTCGGAAATAGTTTTTAATCCCGGATCAGTAATATCATAGCCTTCTCGATTAAGCTGTGTGGCAGATATTAATGGACAATTAAAAACATAGGACAATGCTCTAAGTTGTTCAGTACAAATTTTAATTCTCTCATAACTAGAATCACCAATACTAGAATAAAGAAGATTAACATAGTCCAAAACAATTGCATCTATTTGTATGTCTCTTTGAGTTAACTTCTTAATAAAAGTTTTTAAATTATTAACAGTAATAGAAGCGGGTGGAAATTCTTTAATAATAATTTTTGACTGTGGATTTTCTACGCAATATTCTGCTATTTGCGTCTTAAGAGTATCACATTCTATCTTAAGTTGTGAGAGGGGAATCTTTGAAACGGTAGAAAAAAGTCTCTTTGCATATACGAGCTCGGGCATCTCAAGAGTAACTAAAAGAACAGATTTACCTTGATTTGCAATATTGATAGCTACGTTGCCAAGAAAAATGCTCTTACCAATATTTGTTTCACCGGCAAACAAGTATAAGGATCTACCGCTCTCTAAAAATCCTCCACCAATTTTATCATCTAACCACTTCCATTTTGAAGGTATATACTTATCAGAGGAATTAAGATCAGAAATAACTTTATCAATATCTTCAAATAAATCTAATCCGGTGTTAGTAATTAAAGATATTCCACAAGCTTTTTCAAATTTATCTAAAATTTTAGAAGTATCAAGGCTATCCTTATTGAGATCTTCTACAACATCCATCATAGTATGATACACTGCTTTTTCTTTTAAAAACGTTTCTGTATTAGACTGTAATTCATCATCATTAAAATTCTTTTCAATACCATTAAACATAGCAACAACGTTTTTAAGAGAATTTTTAAGTTCATCAGTTACAAGATAAGTCTTTATTTCGGTTACAGTGGGTTTTGTACCTCTTTTTTCATAAAAATCCCTAATTATTGTAAAAACGTTCTTTATATCCTTATTTTTAAAATAAACGGGCTTGACAAAGTCAACAACAGAACCTAAATAATTTTCATCCGTAAGAGATTTATATGCAATAATTATTTCAAAAAAGTCTAAATCTAATTTTTGCATTTTACTATTATATTATACGTTTAAATAATTTCTAATAAATTTTTCTTGGCTGTCATTAAAATTTTTATCATTTATATTAAGAAGACCGGGAGATTTGTGAAAAACCCATATAGGATAAACACCAAGTTTAAGTTTTTTTTGATTTGCATCTATGCAGCTTGCAATATCGTAATGATGAAAATTATAGTCTTCATTAAATTTCCATTCACTTCTACTAACTGAATCTGTACTAACACTTAAGAATAACCCATCTAAAATAGTAACTCTACTCGGAGTAACTCCGAAATTTGTTGCAAACAATTGTTTGTCATTTGCATAATGAAAAACTGTCCCTCTTAAATTTGGTCCAAATCCTCCGCACATTAAATGCCATAATGCAGGTTTAGATATAGAAGGATTAACACCCCCTGCTAGACCTACGATATCATATTCTTTATGCGCTTCTATGAGTTTATTGCCTATATTAAAATCGTCGACATAAACATCATCGTGTAAAAACACTATGTAATCGAACTTATCTATATTTTCATTTAAAAAAACATTATAGTTTTTGCTTAGACCTTCTTTATTACTGCTTTTAAAAAATATTTTACCTTGATTTATTTTTGATAATGATTTATAAGTGAGAGTATTTTCTGGTGTATTACTCCTTGTACAGAAAAAAAACGCTAATTTCATTGAAAGAATGGCGAATTTGTTTTAAATTTACCAACAGAAGTAATACCCTCGGGAGTTAAAAGATAAAGTAATCCTTCATCTAGGGGAACAAAATCTCTTTCTTTTAAAGAAGAGAATTCATTATTTAAAAAATCTGCATAGACTGTACTACCTGACCTCGCTATATAAACATGGGCATTCTTTTGATTATATATCCAAACTCCAAAAGTACCTTCTAATAGGGATAATGCTTTGCAAATACCGGGTATTTCATCATTATGCTCTTTTACAGAGTTATAAATAAGAGGTGCAATAATTGAAGAATCGACTGTATTAAAAGCTTTCTTATCAGTAATAGTCTTTTTTAAAATATTATCATTAGTTAAGACTCCGTTGTGTGCTATAATCCAGTTTTTATATTGAAAAGGATGAGTAGTTTTGGGTGAAAACTCCCTTTGAGCTGAAGTAGGCGCTTGTGTATGTCCTAAGAAAAAATTAAAATCAGTAATCTTTTTTTTAGTTTTACCATATTCAATTATTAGCTTGTTAGAAAGCTTAACAACATCCGGACTCTTTAGAATAGCATGTATCTTGGTATTAATCAATAGGCCGCCGTAAGAGAATGTACCTCTTTTTTTGTTACTATCATAAAGCTTTACATATCTTGTAAAGTCTTTAGAGCCAAATATGCCGCAAATATTATTAACCTCCCTTATTATTATATTACAAAGAATAAATAATTCAAGATGAATAAGGATGCGAAGCTTATATTTGAAGCATATAAAAACAGAAAGATTGTTACAGAAGCTCCTATATATGCAGATGATTTGAGCTATACCGGTGATTTTGAAAAAGCGCCTGGTAAAGGCTATGGTATTGGAAAAATTGCTGCAAAAGAAGGTAAGTCAAAAACTGAAATAGCTAATAGGTTGCTTCAAGTTATTCAAACTAAATTATTTAAACCTTCTATGCATACTGTTGATGGAAAAGAATACAAGCTGTTTTATCCGGGGTCAAAAATGAAATTTAGAACAGACTTAGAAAATTTAATAAAAAATGAATTAAAATTAAAGGGAACAGAAGCAAGATATACTGCTCGTATAGTTGATAATTTATTAAATGTTTTGCGAGTTGATGCAGAAGGGGGTACTGCTGCAAATCCTGTTCAAGTCAAGCAAGCTGTAGTTGCGGGTGTAGAGGGTAAGCAAGTTGCAACACAAGAAAATCCTCAAACACCTGTACCGTCATTAGTTAATAGTTTTGTAAAAAATGATGTTAAGTTTATAAAAGAATGGATGCCTATTTTTGCAGAACTTCCGGATGAAATTACTATTGAAAAGGGTGATATATATGAATCACCTGAACTTAGAAATGAAGTTATAGATGCAATAACTAAAGCTTATGATACAAAAATGGCTAATGATAAAGAAACGGTTCAAGATTTTATTGATTCTTTAAAATTTAAAAGTGCTTATTCTTCTGCATCTGAAAAGAAAGCTGAGGGAGAAGGCTCCGGTGAAGTAGAAACTATAGAAGAATATCCGGAGGATGATGATATAACAAAAGAGCTACGCAGCATGGGAGCTATACCAGGTCGCAGAGGGTATGATCCAGGTGGATTTAGCTACGGGGATTAATCTCTTTACACTTATATTTTTCCCAAGGTATTGAAATTTTATACAGTAATGGGTCTATATAACCGGCATCTATAAAGCCCTTTATTCTCAAAGAGCAAGCTGTACATTCACCACATGCCATGTCTTCTCCTTCATAACATGTCCAGGTGTTCTTAAAATTTACTCCGAGCTTTATACCTAATTTTATAATTTCAGCTTTAGATTTATCAATTAAAGGTGCCTGAATAACAATTTTTTTTCTCCTGTTTAAAGACGATACTTTATTTATTTGTTCTAGAAATTCTTTACTTCCATCCCAAAACCCTGCAACGCTATCGGCTTGTGCAGCTCCATGAAAAACTGTACTAGCCTCTGCATTTTCTGCTATTGCCAAGGAAATACTAAGTAGCATTAGATTTCTATAGGGCACATAATTAACAGTCTGCGGATCGCCCATCACATCTTTGGCTTTCGCTACAGCAATTTTATTATTAAGAAGTGAAGAAACTTGACAAACATCCTTAAAAAACGGTAAATCAATCAATATATGATCAACGGGTGTGTCAATCGATTGAACCTGAAAAGCAGCACAGTTTAGCTCCTTATCCTTGTGCTTTTGGCCATAGTTATAACTTATCGCTACTATCTTATTATAATAACTTGCAGCTAGATGTAACAGTACTGTGCTGTCCATTCCCCCAGAAACAGGGACTACAGCTTTACTCGACAGGTTCTTCTTCACCTTGCGCTTCACTTACGTTATACTTGTATTCCTCAGCTAAGCGCTTGTCGAGTTCAGGAATAATGAATTCCTCGTAAAAAGCGGGGTCTTTTGCAAAAATCTTTGCGTAACCCAATTTATCACCTTTCTTATATTTA